GCTTCGCAAGAAATTCGAGCAGGAACTTCCGCCGATCCTGTCGGGCCTCGACGCCACCGGCATCCAAGAGGAATCACGGCGGGCCATCGATGAAGTTTTGTCCATCCTGCACCAAGGCGAATGAAATCAGTCGAACCGGCACACTCGAAGTTGCGAGGGATCTGGCGTGATGCATGGCGTCCACCAGATCGTCGTCCCCCATGGGCGTGGTGTGAGGACCACATTTCCTCCATCCCCTATTCACCGATTCCCGGTCGTTTCCGCTCGGCCAACTCACCATGGATGCGTGAGCCGATGGAGGCGCTGGTGGATCCAAAAATTCGAATCGTGAGCATCATCGCCGCCATTCAGAGCGGTAAAACCAGCGTTGGGGAATTCGGCCTTGCTCACATCATCGCCAACCATCCGGGGCCAACGCTGTGGCTCGATCAAACCGATGACGATGCCAAGGACCAGAGTGAAAGCAGGCTCCAGAAGCTCTTTGACGAATGCCAGCCGGTGAAATCCCTCTACCCGGCCAACCGCCACAAAAGGAGGCTTTCCACCATCCACTTCAACAACGGCATGACCCTCTGGGTGTTGGGGGCGCACAACAAGACCAACCTCCAGCGTCGCTCGATCCGTTGGCTTATTTGCGATGAAACATGGCGATACCCGCAGGGGCACATGACCGAGGCCGAAGCCCGCGTCACCGCATTTGGTTGGCTCGGCAAGTGCCTCTTCATGAGCCAAGGCGGAGAGGAAGACGACGACACCCACCGCAAGTTTGAAACCACCGACATGCGCGAGTGGACATTTGCTTGCCCGCATTGCCATCACCGCCAGCCGTGGAAATGGGAGCAAATCGAATGGAGCAAGGACGCGCGCGACGAATCAGGAGAGTGGGATTTCCAAAAAGTGCGCGAAACCACATCGATGCGATGCGAGTCGTGCAACCACTACTTCGAGGATAGCGATAGGTCGCGTCGTGAACTCAACCTCACCGGGAAGTATGTGGCGACAAACCCCAACGCCCCGAAAGAAAATGCCGGGTTTCATTGGAATGCCCTATGCGCCATGAGCTGGGGCCGCCTGGCCGAACTTTATCTCAGGGCCAAAGCTGCAGCCAGACGGGGTGATGTGAGCCTCATCCAGCAGTTCTATCAAAAGCGTCTTGCCCTCGCATGGCGGGAATACCTCGAGGACTACAAGCTCGACATCGTGCCGGGCGGCTACCTCAAAGGTGAGTCGTGGGATGGCGAGGCCGGCGTGGACGCGCATGGACGCTTGGTGCCGTCTGGACAAACATCAGCCTGCCCATTGCGAATCCTCACCGTGGACTGCCAAATGGACCACATGTTTCTCGTGGTTCGGGCATGGGCCGAGGATGGATCAAGCCGCCTGATTTGGGACGAGCGTGTGCTTACCTACACCGATGTCGCCAGCGTCCAGGAGAGATTCGGCGTCCATCCCAATCTGGTTTTCATTGATGCCGGATATGCCACCTACGATGTCTACCGCGAATGCGCCTCACATGGATGGACTGCCCTCATGGGCGACAAGCGGGCGACATTCACGCACAAGGTGAAAGGCCGCAAGTCGATCGAACGGTTTTATTCACCCCGCCGCAAAGTGGTCCTCGGCCGCGGACAGAGCTGCTCGGTGTTTTATTGGAGCAACCTCAACATCAAGGACACGCTTGCCCGACTTCGCCGCAATCAAAACCCGGACAATGGCCCGGTCTGGGAGGTGCCAGACGACATCGACGAGGACTACCTCGCCCAAATGGAAGGCGAACACCGCATCAAAAAAAGCGGCAAATGGATGTGGGAGAGGATCGGATCCCGACCCAATCACCTGTTTGACTGCGAGGCCATGCAGGTCGCCGCCGCCACCATGCTCAAGATCGTCGGAAGAGAGTCACAATCTTCCGTTCAGCCCGACCAACCCGAAGACGTCGCATGACGCCGCTGATCGGGTCTCTTTCTTGGCCCCGTCTGATTGCCGTCCTCCGTTGACACAAATCGCCATTGCATGGCGCGAGGATTATTCGTCACAGGTTTCACCGTAGCGGAGGTGCTCGCCATACAGAGCCGTGCCAAAGCGCTCCTGCTGGATGGCAAGACGATCATGAGTTGGAATGATTCGGACACGAACGTGACCAAGCAATTCACCATGCCCGTGGACCAGGTGCTGGAGGAATGTGCCCATGCCCTGCGAATTCTTGATCCATTCGCATATGGCAAATCCCAGCGTGTGGCCGCATCCACCGTATCCGGATACCTCGCCAAATGAGCCGCATCAGATCCATCGCCAAACTCGTCATCCCGCCGGTTTTACAACCCAAGGCATGGGGGTCGCCCTACGAAGCCGCCAATTGGTCGCCACGCCGTGGATTTGTGCCAGGCGCAATGCCCACCGACGCTCGCAATGAACTCACACCGGGCGTTCGTACCGAATTGGTGCGCAAATCCAGGTACCTGCACAAAAACAGCGGATTCGCTCGGGAATTGGTGGCCAACATGGCGATCTACTCAACTGGCGATGGCATCAGGACCCAAGCCCAGTCGCCGGATTCAGGTTGGAACCGCGCAGCCGAGGAATACTTCTCCCTGTGGTCCGCCCGTTGTGAAGTCACCAGGCGATTCTCATTTGAGGAATGCCAAGCGCTTGTTTGCCGAGGCATGGACATCGACGGCGAGTATTTCGTCCATAAGACACGCAACGCTCAAGGCGAGCCACGCATTCAATTGATCGAATCACACCGAATTGGCGACCGCCTGGGATCAACCAAAACCGTCGATGGAGTCGGCCTCGATGTTTGGGGCGCACCGATCTTTTACCGCGCCATCGAAGACAATGGTGACTTCAGGGACCTGCCGTCCGAAGCGGTGCTTCACATTCACGAACCTGAATGGGCCGGCGGAGTTAGGTGCCATCCGACCATCCAGCATTCCATCAACCACGTGCTCGATGAAATCGAATTGCTCGCCCTTGAAAAACACGCCGTCAAAGACAACGCCGATGTGGCCAGGGTACTTAAAACAGCGCGCGGCGAGCTTGATGATACGGGTGACTTCGTCGTCGGCGATGGCGTGACCGGCAATGAGCCAAGCGACCCAATGTCACTGCAGCGAATCGTCGGTGGAAAGCTCGTCGCACTCAAACCGGATGAATCGATCGAAAGCTTCCAGTCCAACCGCCCATCCCCCACTTTCACGGGATTTCTGGAACACCTCAGAAGGGACTCCGCACTGGGCGTGATCCCATTTGAATTCGCGGCTGATTCAAGCAAGATCGGTGGTGCTGGCGTGAGACTCGTGGTGGCCAAGGCAGACCGACGCTTTTCATTCCGCCAGATGATTCTCGAGCGCCGTCTGATCAGACCCGTTTGGTCCTATGTGATCGGCGATGCCATCAATCGCGGACTGCTCCCCCCCATGGAAGGCTGGTGGAAGATTTCCACTGTCCCGCCAAAACGTGTCACCGTGGACGCCGGACGAGAAGCCCAGCAAAACCGCGCCGATGTGGAAATGGGGCTCAAAACCTTATCCGACCACTTTGCCGAGTTAGGCGCTGACTTCGGCGAGGAAATCGAACGCAGGGCCGCCGACGCCAAGCTCATCCTGGAAACTGCCACGAAATACGATGTGCCTGTCGGGATGCTGTGGAAGGTGGCTGGTGAGGCACACCAAATGGCCAATGGTTAAGAGGACTGGAAAATTCAGGTAACTGAACCGTATAAAAAAATAGTTGTAACAAGATCACATCGGGCTACAAAAAGCCCGAAATGAAACCATCTACAGTTGCTGCTGGTCTCGTTATCGCCTCTAGCGTATTCATTTCCAATGTCAGCGCGTCAGTCATCATCGACTACATCACAGTCGGCAACATAGGGAATGCAGCGGACACTACCGGTTACGGGGCAGTAAGCTACGAATATCAGATCGGCAAATATGAGGTGACCAATGCCCAGTATGCTGAGTTCCTTAACGCTAAGGCGTCCACGGACAGCCATGGGCTCTACAACTCAAGCATGTCGAGCTATGGCATCACCCGCAACGGCAGCAGCGGCAGCTACACCTATGCGGTGACCAGCGGCAT